CTATTGTATAAACCTTATTGCCTTTAGTTGCTTTCATACTATCCCTCCTAACCTTCTGCTTCTGCATTTATGGCAATACCACAAGCCTTATTTTTCATTAAGAATGTATCCCCATATTCTCTAGCTTGATAGATATACTTATCTGCTGTTCTTGAATCAGTACCAGGAGTAAATACTTTCATATATGCATATTTCCTTCTAGTAACTTGACATGATGGATGAATAAGTATCATATTAATTTGCTTTGCATCACCTGCAGCAACACAACCATTAGTAAAGTCATACTTAGTTTTCATTCTTCCAGATGGAACTTTCTTTATTGTTACATCATCTAACGAATAAACCTTTCTATCTATTTTCCCGTTGTTGTTATTAACATCAACATTCCTTGTTAATCCTTCTGCATTTTTAAGCATTTTATTTATTGTTGGTGTTACATATAAAATTCTACCTTCACTCGGTACACTATTATCGTCCATCTTTTCCATTTGAGTATCAAACCAATCTAATATATTAGCTGTAGTTAATACTGTATTATCAATAACAGCTCCATTGGATGCATATGTTTTAGCTTCTGCATATAACTTAGAATATCTATAAGAATCTCTTTCTGGAATAGCTTGTTCTGTTTCAAATTCATTTTGAATATTTGCTACCTCTAAAACTAGGTTTGCTTCGTCTATATCCATTGGATCTAAAGCAAATTCTATATCTCTATCATGTGCTAATTTCTTTGGTTCCCATTCATTTGATATAGTTCCAGTATTAAATCCTATATTACTTCTATTATGGTCTTTATATCCACTTACTGTAATACTAGGTAACTTAATAGTTTGTGCATTAATAAACTTAACTTGTGGATTAGATTTCTCTAAATCATAAGATGTTAATTCCCTTTTATATTTTTGTTGTAATTCTCTTTCAAATTGTTCAGCATAACTATATACTGCCATTAAAAATCATCTCCATTTCTTATTTTATTTGTTTCCAAATGCTCTTGATAAAGCATCATTCACATTATTTTTTGATTTCTCTACTCCAGCACCAATCTTAAACCCCTTGTTTTCTTCTTGATGCTGTTCTCCTTTAAAGCTTGGATACTTTTCTAGTACCTTATCAATAGCCTGCTCAATGTTTAATTCATCTGTAACCATTGCTTTTGCTAGTACTACTACATCATCTACAGAAGTTGATATAACTCCCTTAGATAAACAAATTACCTTTGCTTCAAGTGCTGTAGCTTTTTCCTCTGCTGCTAATCTAGCTTTTTCTGCATTGGTTAAAGCTTCATTCTTTTTCTCTTCATCAGTCTTTTGACTTTCCTTCCAATCGTTATAAGCCTTTAATTCTTCTTTAGATAGCTGATTCTTTTTTTCTCTAGCTATCCTCTCTTGAATTAACTTATCAACATCAGCTTGCGTGAAAGTCTTTTCCTCTTGAGCAGTTTCTTTTGTATCTGTTTTAGTTTCAGTAGTTTCTTCATTACCGGTATCTGCTCCACTACCTGCTCCATTATCAGCTTCCATAAGTCTACTCATTCTTAGATTTTTCAAAAACATAAATACCTCCATTTATAGCCTGTCGGCTGTTAATTCCATGCACAGTTTAGAGCCTTAAGCAAGTTTTGGGCATAATAAAAAGCCTTAGTTTCCTAAGACTTTCTTTCAAAATATATCTCTTTTTAACTTTTTTCATCTGGTTCAATTTTAACAAATTTAAATAAAATATCTTTTACTTTAAACATAGAATCGTACTCTAATTCAAAGTCTATACTTATATTTAGTACTATAGTTTTGTTATACTTATTCCCTAAAATATCTTTATACTCTAATAATAATTCCAAAGTATTTAAAGTTTCATTATAAATTTCTTCTTTGATCTTTTTATTATCTCTTATATGTGTACCTTTATATTGTTTTCTTAATCTTTCTTGAATATCGCCATACCATACCTTAAATTTTAATTTGTACTTTTTTGTAGAATCAATTTTTAATTTACCAATATATATTGGCTCTTCATTTAATATATTAAAATTCTTACCATTTAATTTCATATCTATAAGCATACATTCTAAACAGTGTCCTAGTCCTAAATTTGTTATTACTACACTTCTTTCATCTTCATTGTATATATTTATGTTCATTTTAGTATCATTGATTGGAATTAAGCCTAAGCTATTATTCCATTCACTTTCTTTAACACCTTCAAATGTAATATCTAAATATGGTTTTATATTCATCCTTTTATCTTCATTAAATTGTTTTCTTTCATGTTGTATAGTAATAAAAATAATTACAAACCCAAATAATGACCCTAAAAATGATAACCATCCATCTGCAGTTGTATTTTTGTAGAAAGGTATATATCTACCCCAATTCAAAATATCCAAAAGTATTGGTGAAATAAGTGTTAATAGTATTATTAAACCTGTTAAGATAAACTTATCTTTAATGTATTTTTTCAACCTATTCATAAACTCCCCCCATCATTGATATGTTAAATATAATTGTTAGTATACTTCATCAATAGGAAATTATCAAACATTAACTTCCACAACGCCCATATATTAGATTTAAGAATAATAAAAAGCACCTACTATTATTCTTAGTAAGTGCTCTTAAAGAATCTTTTCACCATTTTTATAAGCTTCTCTAGCTTCTATTAATGTCATTTTATTAGGTCCAGTTGGTCCATCTAAATTTTCTTTAGGACCATTATTTTGATAATCACAGTTATCGCAAATATCAAACATATCCACTTCATGGCCACATACAGGGCATTCCATAAACTACTCCTCCTTATTCTTATATAAACTTATCTGTTCTTTCCAATATTCTATATTTTTATCTGGCTTAAACAATGTTGATATTTTACCATCAGCTCTTCCTACAGTAAAATCATTAGTACTTATTCTATACTTAAATGTAAATCCATCTTTACTAATAAATCCTTCTATATCATTACTTAATGGAGCTGCTAACAAATCTCTAGCTGTATTCAAGTAATCTTCTGGTGTTATATCACCATATTCTGATAAATGTTTCTCTATATGTCTATCATATTTCTTTTGCGTTGAGAAGTTAGCTTTTAACCATTTCCTATCTATAATTTTATCACTACTACCAACTTTATCAATAGGTATTTTATCTATTTCTCTTTGTGGAGCTCTTCTTAATTGCTTGTTTTTCTCTAAATGATTAGTTAATTGATATTCTAATTCCTTAACCTTCTTAACTGCATCATTTACGTTTTTAGCATCAATAGAACCTGCTTCAATCCTTTTCCACTTTCTTATTTGTCTTTCTAATGCTCTTTGCTTTTCTTCTGCTTCATATACCTTTATAGCTTCCTTACCATCTGGTACTACTGGTAATTTAGTTATACCAGGAAAATAAGTAGTTAAGGTATGTCTACAGTTGGGATGTAATAGTCCCTTTTCTATAGCTTCACTTAATAACTTATACTTTACTTTATATTCTTCTATATACTCTTTACTAGGATGACTAAATATATCATCTATTAATATTTCTCCTTGCCATGGTTCGCACATTCTACATGTGTTCTCATGAGCTGAAACAACTATTAAATGTATCCCATATTCATCCCTTTTCTTACCTTCCCCTAATAATGTTGCTCTATGTGATGCTGTTCTTAAGCACATTTCTGCATAACTTGCTATATTAACTCTAGCACCATTCTTATATTCTATAGAGTTAATACCCTTGTCTAAGAAGTCTTTCGTTGCCATGTCTATAGCTTGATTTAATGTTTTAGCACCATTCTGTAAGTACATATGAGATTTAAATATAGTTTGTCTATATACATCATCCATCTTTCTAAGAACTGAATATTGAGCTTTATTTAAATCATTATTAACTGTTTTAATTAATGCTTCTAGTTTCTTTTCATTAACTCCAAAGAAATTCTTTTCCTGTGGTATTGCTCCTGGACTACCTAACTCTTTAGCTATATGACCTTTTAATGTAGAAGTATCAATATCATCTGGAAATTCTATTGATTGATACTCTTTATTTCTCCATCTAAGTACTTGTTTTACTTTATCTATAAACCTAGCCACTACATTTTCGCCTTTGCTGAAATTCCCCTTAAGTTCTTTGTTTATAGCATCTTGAATAGGCTTATTATATTTACCTACTATCTTTTTATTTCTAGCTCTGTACTGTTCCATGGCTCTTAATTTAGATAATTGCCATTGCTCCCACTCAAACCCTTCTTTTTCTTGCTCGTTTTGATGAAAATAAAAAGCCCTACGCATACTAGAAATTAAATCAAGCTCCATTTGCTCGAATATCTTTCTAATATCATAAGACTTTTCTCTTTCTTTAGCTGCATTATCTTGTATAGATTTTTTAGTTACGTTCTTAAGTATTTCTCCTAATTTACTAGGCTTATTCTTGGCCATCTGAATCCACATCCTCTGGATCATCTAAATTATTATAATCTTCATCATCAACCGCTTTAGGTTCTTCTGTTTCAATCATTCCATTTTGTTCTTTTACCCTTTGAATCTCAAGAGCCTTTTCTTCATCTGTCATTGTATCACCATATAATTCATCTATAGCCTTTTCAATAGACATTATTCCATAAGACTTAGCTTTTCCTACTATTTCTACTACTGTATCAAAGCTAGGTGATGCATATTCTCCAAAGGTTATTGATACTTCATATTCTCCTGGAGTTTTCTTATTAAGTACATCATTAGTTTTTAATATTATTTCAACTAAATGTGGTATTACTTCCGTTAAGGTATCAACTATCTTATTTCTAGTGTATAAAGTAGTCTTTTCCTTTTCTCTTTGTGCTTCTGCATTATCTGTCTTTTTAAGGTCTATCCCTAATGTAGAAGGGCTTATAATACCTTGTAAGCACATATCTATTGTATTAGCATAACTTTCTACATAAGCTAAATAATTAATATCAGCTTGCTTCATATCTATTTGATTATTTGCATTTTCTGCAAGGCTTGTACCAACTGCAATAAACTTATTATCAAATGAATTAGGCTTTAATAACTCTCCTGTATTAGGATTTCTAGGTATTAAATCTTCTGGAATATACTTTTGTACTCTCCCATCTCTAATGGCATCTATCCATTGGCTTATAACTTCGTCTAATGCGTCAAATGCATCTGATTTATTATCTAGTAAACTCTTTCCTCTACCTTCAAATTTAACGCTTTTAAAGAACATTAAAGGTAATGCCATGATAAAATCACCATTGAAAGTTACATCAACTAGATTAGATGTTTCTTCTATAGCTGATAATGGTACTTCATTATCTCTTTCATCATAAAGCTTATATTTTACATAGCCTTTTCCGTATATCTCTACTAATTTATATCTCTTATTATTTGATTTATTGTAGTATGTTATAAATTTAATTTCTTTTAATCTTCCCCTATTAGTTTCATATTCAACCATAGATCCATCAAAGAATTCTAGTATAGGATACTGACTAACTTCACTATCTATTGATATTTTAAAAGCTCCATCTCCACTTACTAAAACTTTTGAAATAATATCTCCTATCATTTCATCAAATTTATTATCTTTTCTTATCTCTTCCCATGTATTATTATCTTCTTCTTTTTCTAATTCAACACTATCTATATCTGCAACTATAATATCACTAAGCCTATCCACTATCATAGCAGGTAATCCACTATGTATTTTTCTAATACTTAAGTTTTCACTTGGTACAGCTGACCAGAAACGTGCCTTATTTACTGGATCACTACTTATATTCTTAAAGAATTGCTCTAGTTCATAAGCTTCACCTCTATACCAAAGTTTATTTCTTATTAGATTAGTTTCATAGGTATATGCTTCTTGTATATTAATACTACTTTGTGATGCAGGCTGTACATTTAAATATTTAATTGCTGCTTTTGTTAACATACTTTTAAATCCTCCTATTAATCCCATATCTATTCTCCTTTATAATTTCCTATCTTTGTTCTAAATGGTATCCATGCATATTGACTAGAGTTAATTGTATGGTCATTACTATCTTCTGGTTCGTATTTATCTTCTTTCCAACTATAGCTTTCTAACTCTCTAATATGCTCTATACAAGTATTTAAAACTTCATAGTATATTTTATTCTCTACATTAATCCAACCTAATGCTAAGTGAATTCTATCTATTATAGTTATCTTCTTATAAGCATTTAAGAAATTATATACACATAGATTAGTTCTTTTAAATTTCTTAAGCTCTGTTATAGTTGCCTGGTCTGCTGAATCAACAAATACATCTCTTGCAAGTCCCCATTCTTTTCTATTTCTCTCTAAGAAATTAAAAAACCTAGGAGCTATATCACTAGGTGCTAATGGTATTTCTAAATTTTTATTATTATATACTTCCTCATTAAGTATAACTAATTTACCTTTATCAGTTATTCCTATGAAAGTCATTGCTAATGTATCTGGACTACTTTCTGAATAAGCTGTATCAAGTCCAGCACTAAATTGAATGAACTTATATGTTTTAGCTTTTTCCTTACTTATAACATTATTCTTTCTTTCAAAGTTACTAAAAATAAGCCCTGTTGCCCTTCCTCTTAGCCCTAATATCTTATTCTTATATAACTTAGTACCTTTAGGAGCACTTAGTTTCTTCTTCTCTATATCTTCTTCACTAAGACTTGCATTATCATAGAAACTAAAAAACCAGTAAGTCCAATTAGGCTTCTCTTCTGAATTGAGTTGCTCTAATATTTCTACTGGTACATCTTTCTTATATTTCTCTAGTGGTCTACTACAATTAATAAATTCACTATATATTGATAAGTTAGGATCATCTGGATTAAGAGTAGCCATTAGGTAATCATTTCTAGTACATATTTCCCTTACAAAATCTATTGAAGCTGTGTTAATTTCATCAATAAGTACACAACCAAATTGAGAACCTAAAGCCATTTTCCACTTATCTACGTTATCATAACCTAGAATATAAATAACCTTTTCTCCATTAGGTGTATTATATCGTATATGAGGTATTTTATTATCTTTATCACCATTTCCATTATATTTAACCAAATCCCCAAATACATCTATAATTCCATATTCTTTTTGGATTATATTTTTTTCTGCTACACCAGTTGTTTTAGCTGCTATAACATGCATTTTCTTTTTAGACTTAGCAACCTTTAACATAAACTTAGTAATTCCTACTGTAGTTTTTCCTGCTGCTGTTGTACCTTCTAAAAACTCTACTGGTGCATTATGTTTTAAAAAGTCTTTGTATTTAGGAGATAGTTTATATTCATCTGACACTAAGAATCACCTCCAATTCATTTAATTTCGTATTACTCTATACGAAATAATACTTTTATGGTTTAAAGTTTAGTTAAAGTAAACCAAATCTCATATTTTTATGTTTTATAAATCCTTATATTTCAAAGGTTTATATCAATTTCGTTAAATTAAGATTATCCGAAATTACTCTTCATCTCCTAATTGTTCTAATATTGAATCTAACTTCTTAGTTGAATTAACATTTGCATTAACATCTGCTTCTATCTTATCTACAAATAATCTATATCTCTTCCCTAAGAGCTCTGCTGCTTTATTTCTATCTTTAGCTGATATATCTTTCTTAACTATTCTTGCTGATGAACATCCTTCCCCTTCACCCTCCACAACAACAACTTCTTCTGTAAGTTCATTTCTCATTACTGATGTAAGGTATTTCATAACTTCTGTTGCATTTGCTATGCTTTCATCTTCTATTTTCTTAAGCTGTTCATCAATATAGTTTTTAAGGTTAACATTAGTTAACAGTCTACTTGCCGCCGCCTTTGCTACACTATCTTTTTTCACATTAGGATAAGCCTTTTTATATGCTCTAGTGGCATTAAGGTCTATCAAGTATTCATTTGCAAATATCATTTGTTTATCTGTAATATTGGCCATTAATGCCACCTCCTTTATATAATAAAAAGATTAGCAATATATTTAATTACTAATCTTTTTTGAACATTCTGTGGAATTCTCACTTTAAAAACTATTCAATATTTTTGTTTGCTTTTTAAATAAATTATCTTCCATATTGATATGTTGTTCAATAGTTTTTGTTGATTCTAATGTTAATTTGCTAACTTCATATACATAACTTCCATCTTCTAAACATTTTGATATAAAAGTACTCGACAAAATTGTAGGTGTAATATCAACTCCTATAATTTTATTAACTAATTTTTTTACATAGCTGCTTATATAATTTTCTCCTATCCTAACAACTTCTTTTGTACTATCATTTTCATCTAGAGTCATTAGATACTCACTTATTATAAGTTGAAGTTCAGCTTTTAATGGTAATACAACTTTTTTCACTTTACATTTTCCTTTATCTACCTTTAATTTGTATACACCATCCTCAAACACAAAATGGTCTACTTTTATACTTGCTATATATTGTCTACTTAGCCCTGTAAATAAAAATAATCCTAAAATCATTCGTTCTTCTATACTATTATTTCTATCTACTATATATTCTTTTAAAGCATCATACTGTTCATCAGTTAGTATCTCCTTTTCACCTCTTATATATTGAGGCCTTTCAACTCTGCTCATTATTTCATTTGTTATTCCTTTTTTATATGTGTACTCAAAGAAAGTTTTTAATGAACTGTATATATTTACTTTTTGCGAATCTGAACATTCTAACTCGTCTAGGAATGTATTTATATCAAAGTATGTTATTGCATTTATAGGCTTATCACAATTTTCTACTTTCGACATATATACATTAAAAAATTTTAGTATTCTACTTTTATGAAAAATTTTTGATGCTTCAGTTATATCACTTTCATTCTGCATAGTTTTTATTATATTTTCAATAAAATCATTATATTTATATATTTCTCTCACCCCTTTTATTTACAATTCTACATGTAATTATAAATTCCTTCAAAAAAGCACCTAACATTTCTGCTAAGTGCTTTTGAAAAAGGGTATGAGAATTTATGAATAACTTTAGGGATTTGTAGGAATCGAACCTACTTAAACCATTAATCCCACGTTACACCTAGCTTTTATACTAGGTGCTATAATTATAGGAGGTCAATCCACAATGAAAAACCTGTCCAAGCTTTCCACAATATTATTAAACCATACTTCCTATATATAAATTATTCTAGTTTTATTCCAAAATTATTCCACCTATTCCACTCATTTATGCTTTGTATGGCTTGTCTTATCTTTTTATTAACTTGACTTTGGCTTAAATGTACCTCATGTGCTATTTTATATTCATTATACTTTTTACCATACTTCATTTCTAAAATCATTTTATGTTCTGGACTCAGTTGAAATATTACATCTTCTATTTCACTTATATCTCTTTCTATAGTATCTAGTAATTCCTCTTGCTTTTCCCTCTCAAGTTTCTTTTCAGTTACTCTTCTTATCTTCATTTCTGTAACTCTCATTATTTCTCTTTCTGCATAGCTTATTCCACTTCCAGATGTTTGTACTCTTTCTTCAAAGGATGATGACATACTTTCCTCTGGGTCTATATTAAAGTTGCAATCTCTTAAATCTTTTTCTATCTTATTTATTTGTTCATCTAATATTTTAATAGTCTTTTCTATGGACTTTATCTTCTTCTCTTTTTGATAATATCTTTTAACTTTTTCTTCTGTTTCTTTAAACTCCTTTTTATCCATTCAATCCCTCCTAATTCATACATTTTTGTATATTTAATCCCCATCTAGATAAACTAATCTTGAAAGGTGGTTGTTATAATGAAAAAATTTATTTCTATGCTTTTAATTTCTTTATCTTTATCTTTCTGTATATTTACTCAATCAGCATATGCTGTAAATATATTTGATGAAGGAGTTTATCAAGTTTCTGACTTTAATTTATCACCAGAAAATAAATATATAGTTCAAAATATTTCTGAAACTGAAAGTATTTATTTACAAGTCTTTGATGAAAATCAAATAATCCTTCAATCAATTCGTCTACCTGCTAAATCTGATAAATTTAATTTAACTGCTTTAAAACCAGAATATAGAATTGTAATAGTTGGCAAGGGTGATATTTATATTTCTTAAGCTTTTCACATTTTCAGTCAAATTTATAACTATATAGAGTGGACCATATAAGATCCACTCATAATATGTCCTTTTTCTGAAATACGAATTAGTATAAACATCCATCAATTAAAAACACTATATATGGTTCTGAACCTTTGCTTACATATTCATTAAAATTGTTTATTTGATTATTAAAGTCTTTTATCTTATCTTCTTCGGTTTTACACCCCTGAATATTCCCCTTTTTAAATCTTTCTAATGCTTCATCTTTTGAAATCATACTAGGATGGAAATCCTCTTCATCTTTAACTATATCTGCAACAACTTCTGTATATCCTATCATTGCATTATCTTCATCTTCTGCCCCTATCAAGGCATAATACTCATATTTATCAAATTCATAAAACTTCATTAATCATACACCTCAAATTCTATTTTTATAGTCATTTTATCTTCTTTGACAATTTCATTTTTTAATTCAATAGGGAATGACTTATACCCTCTGTCAGCATGAGTGAATTGAGGTAATTCATACCCTTCTTTTTCTAAAGTTCTTTGTAATAGGTTGTAAATATACTCTATTTCTTCTATTCTTTTCACTTTCAAAGACTTATCTTTTTTCATTATTAATCACCTCTCTTATTGTGTAGTATTTTCAACATACTTATTATTTCTGAATTACGAACTACTGCAATTCAAATATTCCTATATCATCAGATTGAATATTTATTATTTTAAGTACCTTATTATCAATATCTCCATTTCTATATTCAACTTTAACCTCTAAAACACACTCGTCATTTCCGATTTCTAGTTCATTAATTATTTCTTTAAACTTAGCTCCTTCTGTACCAAGATGTTCATGTATAACATCATATATAACTCCGTCTTTATCTATATCACATAATTTTAATGGACTATTTTTTGAAATTTTTATTATTCTTTGTTTCCAACAATCAAAACAATCTGCATCTTCGTGGCAATAGCTTGGAAAATCTTCTTTAAATTCCATAGCCATACACTCATTTTCATAAACCTTTTCCGTTACTTTCTCAAGTCCCATACCGCTATTTATTAATTCTAAAATCTTATTTTTCATTATTTTTACCCTTCTTTCTTGATTCGCAATAATTATATAATTATTCCATTTTTCGTATTGCTAATTACATATTTGAATCCCAGTACCCAAATACTGTTTTACAATGAGGACATTTAACCTCAAATTCCCAATCTATCTGCCCCAAATAACTTCTTTCTGTTGTCAGTGTCCTATGATATTTCATCTCTTCATCAACCAATGCAGACCAACTACAGCAAGGACACTCATAATCTTCTATTACTTTTCCCTTGTACCAACTATTTTTAATTCTTGCTATCTTTTTTCTTTGCCTTTTATTCATATATTCACCTCATTTATTTCGCAATAAATTCAAATTACTCCTTAAATACATATCCTCTCTCATGCATCTTCTTAACATGCTTATCCAAATCTCTATAGATCATATCCGTTGGTATTCCCATCATAGTCATAACATTAAGTTTGGCTTGTACACTATCCCAAAATTCTTCTATAGTGTTATCTATATCATTCTTTAATGCACCTTTAGCAAACTCTTCATCTTCCTCTACACATTTAACTAACTCTTTCATCAAAGTTACATCTAAGTTTGACTTATCCATATCTAAAGGCTTAAGTAATATAACTTCTTTTTCCCTTATTGCTCCTTTAAAGAATAGTAATATTAGCATTAAAGCTATAATCCATACCCCTATACCAATTAATAACATCTATCTCACCTCTGCTTTATACACCGCTTCTATTTCTTGCATCTTTAAGTTAAATAGTTCTATCTCTCTTCTCTTATATTCCTCAAGATCTTGTAAGCTATTAAATGTTATCTCTCCTGCTGTAACTTTATTCCCTTCTCTTATATAACTTCCAAACTCTCCTTCTAGTTCTACTTTCTTAACTTTTAATTTGGGCATACTATTATACTCCTTAACTTCTTCTATTTCCTTTTCTAATTGTCTTGCTACTTCTGCTGCTATCTTCTTTGCATCTTCTTTCTCTATAGCTTTTTTGATGTTCTTGTTATCTTCTAAGATATAAGCAGCTGCATCATCTAACACTTTTTTCATCATCTATTTCTCCGAATGTCCTATTAATCATATTCTTAGTAGCTTTAGGAAATTTAAATACAGTTTCCT